ACCAATAAAGAGTGCATTTGTAACATTCTTTGGTCCAGATTTTTCTTCTTTTTTGAGTTCTTTTACTTTTTGATGTATATCCATTAGTTTATCAGTAGAATCAGCAACACTTTTAATCAACTGCCCAAAAACTTCATATGCCCTTGGTTGTTGTCCATCTTGAGCAAGTTCCAAAAGACTTGTTGCTGCTTCTTGTCCTTTTTCGATTAAATTATAAAGAGTCCCACGAATATAATCATAATCTAATTCGGAGTGATCTTTACTTTGAATGCTTCTTATTTCTTTTTTTGATTCTTTAATAATTTCTTTTGCCGTAATTGTTGCTTTAATTTCTAAAGACTCATCTATCTTATCAAAATTATTTTTCATACATCAATACCTTTAGTTGGACTATAAATTTTTCCGTCACCATAGTCATAACGATATTCACTAAATCCAAAATCATCATCCTGTTCGATTAAAGCATCATCTGCATTATTAATAATATTTACAACAGTACCAGAAGTATGTGATACGATTTCGGTTTCATCTTGTCCTCTATTAACTGTGATTGTGTTCCCAGATATTTCTTTAATATACATTTCTTCATTATCAATTTCAATATATTCATTTACAGTAAGTGATGCTGCATTACTCACATCAAATTTAGTAATTTTATCATCTATATGTTCTGCTAGTGAAGTTGTATTATCATCGGTGTAATCTTGTATTGCTCTTGGTTCAGCAACATAACGAAGTTGTCTAGAAGCATTTTTTCTGTTTGTGTCTGTATAATAATCGACTTGTACTTTTTTGATAAGACCTTCAGTAGAATCAGGTAATGGTCCAAATAGATACGTTTTTGCTGTAAAATCTAAATCATAAATTATAATTCTTTTTTCGTCATATCCACTTTCGTAATTATCTTTGAAATTTATATTTCCAAGAACTATTGGAATATCACGTTTTTCACCTATAGAAGATACCAAATCAATTGTTAAATTAAAAGATGGCTGAAAGTATGGGAGAATTTGTTCCACAATTTGAAGAGCATCGTCATTATATTGAGTCATAATTGAAAGTTGTATACCTAAATTATAAGGAACAGGCATAAAAACTTTATTTACTATTTTATCGTTTACAATACTTTTAGCTATAAATGTTTGCATAGTAGAAACTTTTCTACTACTATCATATTGAATACTATTCATTTCAAATGCAAGTCTTGGGAGAATTATAGCAACTCTTTTTCTTAAATCTGGTTTTTGCTCTAATCTTGCTAAAAACTTTTCAGTAGGACCATATGCAATTGGAACTTTTATAGTGCTAAAATCGCTATCATCTTGTTTTTTGTGTTTGATATTAATATCATTAAATAAAGTACCAAAGGCAATAATTGTCTTACGAATTATTTCGTGATAGTAGTATTGGCCTAACATAATAATACCTTTTATTAATTATTTAGATTTAATAATCCCCAAAAGGGTTTCTTTCACTAAAATCTAAAATTTCATCTGCTTCATTTTCTATTGGTATATTGTCTGCATAATCATCATATTCATCTTGAGTATTGATTGAAAGAATTCTATAATTTGCATTTGACCCTCCACTTGTTGTTCCCATACCAACTACAGATTCTCCCCGAATAAAACTTCCATTTAAAGTTTTGACTTGAAGTATTCTTGTATCATAATCCCAATCATTTACATAAGCAGTAGTTCCTGTTGAAACTCCTCTTACTATTTCGTTGAATATATAATTGCCCGTAGATACACCAACAGGTGAAGATATTGTAACTACTGGTGGCTGTGTATAACCTGCCCCAGCATTAGTATAACGAATTGAAGTTACAATACCAGAAGAATTAATAAATGCTTGTGCAGTTGCATTTGTTCCACCAACAGGTGCAGTACTTATTGCGACAATAGGTGCAGTAGAATAACCAACACCACCATCAATTAAATTTATTGGACCCAAAGAACCAGAAGATATAATTGCTGTTGCTATTCCTCCAGAACCACTACTACTTATAATACTAACAGTGGGTGCAATTGTATATCCAATACCTGGATTTATAACTAAAATTTTATCAATTGAACTTCCAGTTTGACTGGAACGACTCGTCATTATTGCAACTGCTGTCGCATTTATACCAAAAGGAGCAACAGGAGTTATTGAAACGATAGGAGCAGAAAGGTAACCTGTCCCGTCATTAATTAAATCTATTCTTGATACAGAACTACCACCGAGATTAACTGCAAGTTCTGCAGTTGCAGATGTTGATGTTGCGCCCAAACCGACCATAATAAGTTTTACGATATATCCAAAATCTTTTACTGACTCGTCAACTTCATTAATACTTGTATTAATTACATCATCTGCTTCATAATCCATCACTTCGCATCTTAATTCGTAAACGTATAAATTATTTAATTGATAAAATGGTTTTTTTCCTTCTACATATTTGATTTCAAAAATTGTATTATCTAATGGAAGATAAATCAAATCTCCCTCTTGAGGTCTGGATGATAATTCAATTTGTGTATTTAAAGAAATAAATGGACCAATAAAATCTTCATACCTTTCTTTTGAAATTATAAATGTAACTTCATCAGTAGTTTTTACTCCAAATTTTGATAGAATGTCTCCTTGACCTCCAAATCCCTCATAATTGACTAAATATGCTTCAATTCTGAATGAATCATCAAATTTTGATGATGTTATTTCCTTTAATATTGTATTTTTATTGATAATATTTCTTGGAATGTATACTACATCTTGCCCATACATTCTCAATTGTTCATTAATCAAATCTTGTACTAATCTTTGTTCACTAGAAGAACCCTGCAAAAAATATGGATTAAGTGGAGACATAATATTATCCTATCATATCCATTGGAGGTAATTCGTATTCCGTTTTAAGTTGATTTTCTGCTTCTTCTATTTCTTTAACTGCATCATCAAAAAGCTGTCTTCCATTAAGTTGCACACCACCAGGAAGCAATACGCCTTGGAATTTAATCATATTCTGTCCCCACTGCCTTTTGATTAGTGCAGTTAAATATTTTTTTAACCACCAATCATTATAAACACTTGATGCATCTGCGGGATTTACCATTCTATAACAATCCAATATAAGATAATTATTTGGACTCATTTGACTCCAATCAATATCCAAATATAATCTATGATTTTTTTTATTAAAACGAATTTGAATATCGGGTGTGATTAATCTACTTAAATCTTCCAAATATGTCTTAACCATTGCATAATTTAAAAGATCTAATGCTCCGTAATAATACAAATCGTTTAGAAATAATTGATATTTAATATTAAATAAACCACTTGATATTGTACTTGAATCTATTTTAAATACGTTATTTACACCGATTACGTGATCTGGAAGTTTTATGAAATTATTGGTTTCTGTATAAGAAAGAGTAGCAATTCCAACAGTAGATGTGGCAGTTGTAGTGGTGACACCTGTCCTTATTGAATTTAATTCATTTTCTGATAGTTTGTGTTTTAAAAATACTTTTTCAATTCCATCATAATGTCTTTCATTAAAATATTGAATTGCATCATCTACCAAATCATCAATTTGGTCATCCTCTACATTAATTTCTACGACTGGATATCCAAGTTTTCTTAAAGAATAATCAATTAATCCTTGACGGGATGATGGTTGAGTCATTGTTGAATTCCTGCCTCTTCGTATTTATCTTCTGGTTTTATTTTTCTTTTTGATTTTAATATTTCATCATTATGTTGTTGCAATTCAAGATTTGTTGTTAATAAAATATTTTTTTGATCTTCAAAATCTTTTGTTAATGATTGTAATTTTGCCTCTAATAAAATATTTTGATTCGTTAATGCTGAAATTTTTTGATGATACAGATTAACTAAAATATTCACATCAACTTCACTATTCATAATTAGAATGTTCCTCCGTCCAAAGTATCAGTCCACATTGGTTTATTTGTATATATTGTTGTTACTGTTCCTGGTATTATTGAAATATTTGCACCATTTACCTTCAAATCATTTGTAGTGTCAAATGTTCCCTGGACACCAATTAATGTAATTGTTGTTCCAGAAACAGTAGTTTTAACCACACCATATGCCCCACTATTATTGACTTGTGTTACTTGATCACCAGCTGTTACTGATGTAGATGATGGAAGAGATAAATTAATTTCAGTAACAGCAGTTAAAATTTGAGTAGAAGTTCTGGTGCTTGATGCTGTGGATGGATTATTAGTAGAAGTTTGAAGTCCATCATTATCAAAGAATACAACACCGTGAGTATTAAAATCACCAGTTTGATAATAAATTCCTTTAATATCTAAATAACCTCTGGTTCCGGTTATAACATTATTTGAATTTGTTGCATCTGGTACATAGGTCCAAGATCTTACTGGTGCAGCACTTCCACTATTAGTTGTGTCGTGATAACCAAAAAATCCTGTTTTATTATTTGCAGTTCCTACACCGGTATTATAATCAAAAGAAATACCTCTATCGGTATTTGTATCATAAGCGTGTATTACTGTTAATTGTGATGTTGTACTAATTCCGGAACTTGTAGTTCCAGTAATTGTAATAATTTTTGTGGACGTATTATATGCTGTAATCGTAGTCAGTCCACTATTTGGTAAAGCAGCATTACCAGTAATAATATCACCAGTATTAATTCCAACAACAGAATCCAAAGAAATTGTAGATACGCCAGATGCAACTGTTGCAACTACGGTTCTTACACTTGTAACTTCGCCAAGTGATAGAATTGCATCATTTACAGTAACATTACTTGAATTTACTGTAGTTGTGGTTCCATCAACTTGAAGATCGCCTTTAATGACGACCATTCCTTCATTACTCAATCCATCAGGATATGGATCAATGTATAATATATTTCCGCCACCAGATCTAGTTGAAATTACATTTGAACTAATTCCAATATTATCAATCGTAACCCCACCAGTATTGGTAAGAGGTCCGGTATGATTAATCGAACCTGTGATGGTTACAACATCGCCTGAAGCGTTTCCTAGAGTTGTATTACCATCAACTTGAAGATTTCCTGTGAGTGTTAAACTTGTACCAGATTGATTCCCTGTTACATTTAAAATTCCGCCAATATAAACATCACTTACAATTCCAACACCACCGGCAACTCTTAATGCACCAGATGTTGTAGTTGTTGCATTTGTAGTTGCGGCAATCGAAACAAAAGAAGTGTTTGGAGTGCTTTGAAAATTAACACTTGTTGCAGAAGATGTTGCACCAAGATTTAGTGTGGTCGCATTTGGAACACTTAAAGTCGCATTACGAATGGTTGCAATACCTGTCGTAGCACCCACCACTAGTGCCGTTGCAGCACCAAAGGCATTAACTGTTGTTGCATTTGCATTTAGTAAATTAAATGCTGTTAGATTTGTGGTTATATCTCCACCATCAACATTTAAATCTAAATCAATATCTACATTTCCACCAACAT